ATTATAATAATGCACTTAACCGTGTTGTTGCCAAGCTTAAGAAAGATCCAGTTAAAGCAGTAGATTGGTACAATACCCATCCTGAAAGTGCCGACTATCGAAAGAATGTCCTCGAAGCACTATGGGGTAAGACCTGGTTACACATCAAAGATATGACCTCAACCCAATGGGTGTTGTATTGCAAGATCATGAGTGTAAGCCACGAGTTATGTCTTGAAAGGTTGACTGAACTTTTTCCCGAATGGGTCCAAATGGGACAGCAGTTTGATGTAGGCGGCGCATGGTATCATATTACCGGTAAGACGTGGGCCGATTGTACCTTGGTTCTCGAAGCCGAGAGAAGACAGCACAATAAGACAGTGCACGCGGAAAACGGAAATATTTTGTCGAAATGTGAGCATCAAGAAGACAAATTATCAGCTAGACTGTGGGCCCGACTCTTTATGCTTAAGTTGTTACGCGTCAGGAAAAATTTTCGATTTAAGACTGTCTCTGACAACTGGAATAAACTAATGCATTCGATGAATGGTAATATGATGAAGAGCGCTTTTTGCCATACTCAAACAGAAGTAGATGAACGCGACGACACAACAAAGATTGAAAGAATGGGATCGTTCTCTACCGCTATCAAGTATATTAAAGGGAGTGTGCTCGCATTACGACTTGCTACCGAACCATCATCAACTTCACCAACGCAACTCAATGTGGCTGCAAACTCAATTTTTCGTGCGGACATAATCACCGCAGGTAATGCAGTAGTTCTTGACCAGTGTATTCCGTTGCCAAGCACTTCACTTATACCACGTGAAATACGAAACGGAGCAGGCGCCGCATTAATTAACGCCAACATCCCTATGTTCACCAAAACTCTTGGTCCCGTGCAATTTGTTATTAATCCACTAATGTCGACCGAAGTTACAAAAATCATTGTTCAGGCTGCAATTAATGCGAACATGAATCTAGGCAGAGCAGACAATACTGTATTGAACGGTTTCAATGCATTGGATATGGCACAATTAGCACGCAAAGCCGCATATTACGGATTATGTATGGATCAAGCTTTAGTTAAGCTCCTCTTACTTCATGAAATAGTAAGTTGGACTTACCCAATAAACACACAGCCATTGACACAGTTTGGAGTAATTGACCAGTACACGCAGTTTGACCCCAATGGAACAATCACAATTGGCTACAACGATATAAATAACGCATTTGGTGAAAATAGCGGCGGAGCAACAGCTGTGCTCCCTTTCTATGGTGGAATAACAGGAACAATTTACTTCCACTTAACAACGGAGACAGTGCCAACAAATCAGCGTGATCTAGCGGTCTGGATCCCAGCAACAATACTACTCCAAGATGCGAATGTTGATGTTGGTCTTGCCCTCATAATGTTCATAATGGCATGGGCACCATTTCCAACTGGTTTGTGGTCAATACACGCTGACACTTTGG